AACAAGATTTTTAGCATCTCTACGAGTATACAATAAGTTATAATCTTCGTTTGCCGTATTAACTACGTTATTATTTACAGTATAACTCATGATATATCCTTAATTTTTATAGAACTATTATGTCCGTCTTGAATATTTTCCACTTCTCGCATTAATTCTTCTCTTTCTGCATCAGTTATCATGGCTACTGATCCATCGCCACTTTCATTTTGCCTTGATAATATTCTTTGAATAACTGCCGCCAGTTTAACTAACTGTTCGTCATTTTTTACACCCACATCCATATAGTCCTTAATTAAAGGAACTATAATCATAGCATCATTAACCGTCTTAATTAAAGCCCGCAGTTCGCTAATTAATACGTCTAACTGGTCCTTTTTTTCGTTTTGATTAACCACAATCTCTTTACATAAAGAAGAAAATGACTTTCCTTTATATATTTCAATATCTTGTAAATCCATGATGTTTATAAATATATCACATTATCAAGTTTTTTTTCGATTTTTCCATAAGTTTTTACGGTGGGTTATAGTTTTAGCCTTTCCTTTTAATTTTTTACTTATTTTGGATCTTCGGTTTTTTTCAATATCTTCCAGTGGAATTCCTAACGTCCAGCCTTTTATAGAAAAACGTTTTCCTTTCAAAAATAAATGTAACCCGCCACTATCTATGTTATATTTTTTTCTAAAATCGTAAGGAGTTAAAGTCTCTAATATATCAAGATTTTTATTATAAAATGTATACTTTTTATGTATATATCTATAGTTATTCTTTCCCAAGTGAGCAATTTTATTTTTTAAAGTTTGATCCGCCGTTTTGGGTTTGCCATACATATAAGAGTTTGGTCCTTTATTCGCCAAACTTTGTTTTTTTCTAGTCTGTTCGCTTCTGAAAGATTTTCCTGACCAACTTTTGAAATAATTACATAAATTCTCTATTCCATAATATTCTATAAATGCAGATTCTAAGGCTAAAGCTTCTAACTCATTAACATTTTCGGTTAATTTTTCGTACAATATAGGAATGTTTTCGTCAATTAATTTTTTTATTTTATAATATAATTTATAATTTGTTTTATTGGGAATTTTTCCTAATCTAACATCCTTTTCATGTTTATACATTCGGTTCTTACAACCTTTACCAACATAAAAAGTCTTGCCGTCAGAAGAATCGACAAGTTGATAAGCGTAATACTTATTATCAAATTTTTCCATGTTCCATATATAACCTCGTTATTTTATCTTGATACTCTTTCATTTTATTAATTACTTTGGTTATCTGCTGCGTTTTGCAAGAAGAAATTTCTCTAATATAAAGATATAATGCTTTTTTATTGAAATAATCTATTCGATCACTATTTCTAAATAACTCCACAACGGCTTCCGCAATTTTCAAATCTCTTTTTTTAGAAAAAATATCATTTAAATTTTTTTCCCAATATTCTACCATCATCTTTATAAACTGTTGTGTCTCTACATTTTTATAGTGAGAATCTTCAGATTGTAATCTTACCGTGTTTTCTTCATTTTCTTCGCTAATATCTACATGTTGATTATATCGCTTGTAATTGGTATTATTATGAAAAATTAAATAGTTTTTTGCTATTATACTAAAATATGCAAAAGCTTTTCCTTTTCCAGATTCATACTTATGCAGATTTGCTACAAGATGAGATAAAGTTTCTTTTTGTACTTCTAACGGACCTACATCAAAATACGTAAATTTAAAAGTATTAAATATATTCTCTACCAATTTTTCCAAAGCAAATTTTATCTTAGTCTCAAAAATTTGATTTTTTATAAGATCGTCAACCTCGTTGTTGTAAGAAATAATTGCATCCTCAGTTTCTTTTGTAAAATACATTTTTCCTTTTCCTGAACGTTTTCTAACAACTTCGACCGGCTTAATATTGTTAGAACTAACTGAGTCGGTTATATTTATCACCTTAATTTTTTTTATTTTATTTTGTTTTTTAAAAAACTTTTTTGATTTTAAAAAAGACTTGGGTTTACTTATTTTACGCACTTTTCGCATTTTATTCTTCTTTAGTAGTTTCTTCTTCATAAATTTTAGTCCTTAAATCTTTGATAATTTTCAATATGTCAGAAAATACAAAACCAACTTCATCATCTTTTTCAAATATTTGTTTTTCATCTACAAATTTTAACGCCTGATACGTTTCTTCAATTTGATTTTTATATCCTAAAATCCAAGCTTCGTAAATATCCACTTTAGTTAAATTTATACGAAATAACTTAAATAATATAATATTTCCAATTAAAGAAATTATAAACAATATAAGTAAAATATGATCCATTTAAATTAGTATTTTTCATCGTCTGAATCGTCTTCGACATATTCTTCTAGATAGTCTATCGACTCCAAAACATACTCCCAATCTTTTGTTTTGATTGATTTCTTTAATAATCTTAAAACCTCAGTTATATTTTCATCACCCATAATATAAACTATATATTAAAATCTTTTTCCAAAATCAATTATTTCTAAACAATCTAGAAAAAATATCATGCTTTCTAACGTTTTTATATTTAGCATTAGACGCATTCAGATTTCTTCCTACAGTATTATGTAAACTTTTATTGTCAATAATTTTCTCTCCAACTATATTATTTTTTTTTTGTCTTCCAAAAATATAATGTTGTTATACGCCAATAACAAACAAATAGCCAACGGATCAAAAACTGATATTAATATAGAAATAAACCACTTTACTACTCTATCCATCGTTAAATTAAATTCATCTGCCACAAATTTAAAGGTAATTATATCACTTTGTTCTCTTCCCGATAATTTAAACTGATTAATAGTCTCATTTAACTTAAAAATTTCATCGTTGGCATCTTGAATTTTTTTGTTTTCTCCCTCAATACTTTTTTCGTTGCTAGAAATTAACTCCACCGTTTGAGACTGTATCTCCTGTAGCTGAATAGGATTTCTAGCTATAAATATATTCGTCATCGCCTCACTCAATCTACGTTCCTGTGAGATCCGCAAATCTTCAAGACTTTTTATTCTCGATTTCGATTGTGAAATTTTATCAACATATGAGGTTTTCTTAGATTCATATATTTGAATTTTTTCCTCGTTAGCCTTATCTGCCAACGAAGACCGTTGATACGATGCACTTAAATAACCAAAGATACCCAATGACGTTATAAACATTAATACAATAACACTCAGTGTTAAATAAAACTTTAAAAGCCGGCGTGTGTCTTGCCAATATCTAAATAAATAACTCGTCGCTACTAATTTACCTAACTCTAACGAAAATGCCATGATTATAGCCGATTGTTTAGAACCAGAAAATAACATCGCAATTCCAATTATAGAAAAATATGCCGCACACGCAGCAATAAATAATGAAGTAATTCCTACCAAATTTTTAAAATTAAACTTATTCATATTTTATAAATAGTGTAAAAATAAAAAAACCCTCGATTTGATCGAGGGTTAAAGGTCAAATATAACCTTTATTTTTAACTAATATTAACCTTTTTCTTGTTGGAAATATTAGTCGGTTTTAACTTTTTTAACACAATAGTTAATAACCCATTTTCAACTTTCGCATCAACTGTATCAGTATCAATATTTTCACTCAAACTAAAACTACGAACAAAACTACTATGCTTTAATTCACGATACGAATTACATATTACATCGTTTGTGTTATTTTTTGAAACTTTATTTCCTGTAATAGTTAACACTCCCGTTTCTATCTCCACATTAATATCAGCTTTAGTCAAACCAGGAATACCAGCCTCTATAATCACCAAATTTTCGTACTCGGTCACATTTATCTTAGGATATGCACCCTTTTCAAAAAAATCTACCCCAAATTCCTTGCCAAAATTCGGAGAAGTAGCTTTATAAAAATCATCAAAGATTTTATCAAAGGGTGTCAAAAATTCATCGCGAGATGTGTAACGAAATAACGGATTGTTTTTTATAATATTCATATTTTATCTTTCTATTTATGTACTCCACATGGATATACATCTGTGCCAACCCAACATAGGTGTTGACATATATACATATATACCAAAATAATATTATATCAAGAATTTTTAACAGAATTCCACGCGTCATATTCAACCCTACACGCCAAATAATCCGCATGGTGAATAATTCTAGGAAGATTGCTTTTTAAATCATGATCATTATTGTAATTCTTTAAATAAGAAGTGTTCGCCTCATTATATAAACCATCCGACAACTTTATAGCCAAAGTTTCTCTCCAACTACACTTAATTTGATATTGCTGCAAAATATATAACGCCCTATCCGCAACATCCATATATTGCAAATTTGAATTAAATTTAAATGCCTCACCACGATTTTTAATATACCAATCGTTATCCTGTGGCAAATAATACTCTCCCTGCTGCTTGTCACCCAACTTTCCTAAATCGTGATGCAACGCCGAAAACGCCAACTCCTCATCCGTAAAATCTATCGTAGCCCCCATCACTTCCCACAACTTCTTTACCCCCAAAGACGCCCGATATACATTATTAATATGATCCAAATAACCACCAATATATGCATTGTGAAAATGTAACTTTGAAGAAGCCGGCGCGGTAATCAAACGCAATCCAAACTGATCTTCATCGTATAAATATAACAACCTTTCAAGTCTCTCTCCCGAAAATAAAGACTTTATTAAAGATAAAAAATTTTCGTAGTTTGTTTGTAATTCAACCTCAGTATATTCTTTCATCCGCCCATATTAACTCAATTCAATAACTATTCAACTTATTTTAAATACAATAACTTTTTCTTTATAATATACGCCAACTCATTAATTTTAGCAAAATCAACGTCTCCATTCTTTGCCTTCTCAAATGAAATTTTTAAAATTTCTTCTAAAAGATCATCTATACTTTTATTGTTAGAATCCATACAAATTATTATCAAGACTTAATCAGGAAGAAGTAATACCCGTATTTCTAGAACATTCAAGAAGCTTGGATCCATCAGAAACGAAAACAAAAACAGAACGTCTGACTAAAGTTGACGTAGGAACGTAGTTACTGCCGGTAGCAAATTGACCTGCCGAAAATGTAATTGCTCCAGTATAACCAGGACTAGTATGGTTTAAAATTAAAGTAAAATTTGAGCCAGCCGAAGGAATCGCAGAAGAAGTTATCATTATAGCAAATGTGCCGCTTACAGTCATTTGTAACACACTATTAGTAGAAGCTGTAACTGAAGCGGTTGTTACGCTTGCATTGCCAAACGTACCAGGCAAGGTGAAAAATTTTCCTGCAATTTGACCATTAACATTGAGACTTCCACTATTGACATTGAGACTTCCACTATGAATATTAACATCACCCTTATGATTGATACGCATCTTTTCAGTAAATGTACTGTTAAATACGTTATAGTCCACGTCATTATGTGTGTAAAATGATAATGCGCTACCCCAACAATTGGTAGGTCCACCCGTCTGCCCGCAGGTTCTTAAACCATAAATACCTGCAGTACAAACATCGGAATTTTGAAATGTAATACCTCCACCTCTTCCTGCGTTTTGATTATGGGGATTTGACGAGATATAAATTCCCGCGTCAAATCCCAACTCCGCATCATGTTTAATTACGTGTAACACACTGCTGGATAAAACATTAAATACGGACGAGTCTCCTCTTATTGTGCACACGCCCATTGACGCTGTTGGAACTATTCCCACTCCAAATTTTCCATCATGTGTAATTACGACTCTTGCTTCTTTTGGAGAATTGTTATTGGATCCAGATTTTACCGTAAAAAATGCCAAATTTCCACCTCTGTCTCCACTAGCAGTAGATTCGGCAAATGCTCCTATAGATGCAATCAAGCTTTGTGATAATTTTTGATCAGCTTTATCAAATATGTGAAATCCTAATTCGCCGGTTGTCTGAAACACGTTTTTTGCACGTCTGGTTCCGCCAATTGCCAACGCCATATTTAATCCTCCAAGATTTTCAGAGCCAGTTGCTGCTATTACAACTGACGCATATGAGTAATCAAGTGCATTTATTTGATTATCATTAAGAAAATTTGGTTGATTTTTTCTATAAAGAAACTGAGCTATTTGGTTTGGATTTCCAATACGTGCTTCGTAGGCTTCGGTTGGAGATGTAATATTGTTCGCTGTAAGATTGTTCGATGTAAGGTTGGTGAAGTTGCCTATCGGCGACGTGATCGATGTGGTGCCATGCAACGTACTGCCACTGATTGCACTGATTGCAAGAATGTTGCTCGCCGTTAAATTGGTAAAATTACCATCTCCAGCAGAATTAACTATTAAATTTTTCCACACACCACCTTCAAACACTTGAAATGCCGATGTATCGGAATTATATATAATACTTCCGTTTTTGGTGGTGAACTGCAAAGCGTCTCTGTTTTGCGTTGTATAAGAACGTATGAGGAACGAATTAAAAGGAGTTCCGCCGACCTCTGCCACACTAGATAGTTCCGCTTTATCAGAAAAAGACGCGGTGTTTGCTGTTAAAGCACTGTCTGCTATAAATGCTCTTTCTGACACAGTAGAAATTTCAGCCGATTCCGCATTTAATGCGTGAACGGCTTCTTCGGGTATGACTTTTTTGGACAAATATCCAGAAAACTCATGTATGCTCATGTTTTTGGTCTCAGAGAAGCTTCTATCTACCACCACTAATAAGTCCTGAGGATCAAGACTTCCAGACGTCATTGGAGTCAATTCAGTAATTTTTTTATTAGACATATATCAGAAGATAAATAGTCTTTAACCCATCTTTTTCATTTTTTTAATTAAAAATTTAACCAGTTTAGACCTAACAATGTCATCCTCAGTAAATTCAAAAGTATATACTCCGTTTTCTCGACTATCTTCATCCGAAAACAATTCAATCATTTTTTTAAACCCACTCTTGTTTCCAATATCAGATTGATCCGGATCACCTAATATAAATAATTTGCTGAACTCTCCAACTCTGGTTACCAATGTCACCAATTCTTTAGTAGTCATGTTCTGCGACTCATCTGAAATAATAACTTTAGCATTCCAATTCAACCCACGCAAAAATCCTACCGGCACAGAATCAATATGTTCATTCTTTTGCAAAAAATCAATGTCGCTTCTATTTAAAAATTCCTCAAGCTTGTCAATCAATGGTTGCAAATATGGCGCCATTTTTTCGTGACTTTCTCCAGGTAAAAAACCCAACTTGCTATCACTACTCTCTACCGCACTTCTAATATAAAGCAAATCACTAACCTTACGATCATTTAATAACTTTAACGCACTCAATATCGCAAGATATGTTTTGCTCGTGCCAGCCGGACCAGAAACAAAAATTATCTTGCTTTCTTTATTTAACGCCAATTCCAAAAACAATTTCTGCTTGTCAGTTAAAATTTGCTGTTCTTTTATGTTTATTTTTAATGAAATCTTTTTATCCTGATGAACGTGTGAACTACGATCGATAAGTTTATGTTTTTTCATACTTGTTGTTTAACCTTACATTTATTTTTTTAATTTTATTGCATAACTCATAATGCTCATTTTCAATACAATAATCATATATCTCTTTAATATTGCATAAAAAATTCTTACGATCTAACGTAACAATAAAATCGCTATTCTCAAATTTGAAAACTTCAACGACAGATAAACTTTTATCAATCGAATGATTAATCGATTCAATTACGTTCTCCAATAAAACTAAACGATGATTTTTTATGTAGGCTTGAAGCTGCTCGTCATCCGATGGTAAAATCAACGGCGTATATTTAAATTTATTCATAAAATGAATACCAATAATAAATATCTAAAAAAAATACGTTAAATGAATTATTGCAAAAAAAAATCCGACCCAAATCAGGCCGGACTCAAAATAAATTTTACTTTGCTTACTTTTTTAAATTATGCCGATCAGAAATCGAAACCTTTGACGTAGGATCCCAATTCAAAGTCAGCCGATTCCAATAATCATACTCGGAAATCGCCAACTCTTTAGTATCATAATCTCGATCAGATACTCGATGACCATCCCTAATAACGCAATACTTCTTAATATTAACGTTGCTCTTATTACCCTGATTTTGTTTTTTATTAGTATTTTTTTTCGTATCACTCATACAACCTCACTCTAACATTAACTTTCTACTTGTCAAATACAATCTTCTCAATCGCCAATAATAACGCTTTTTTATCACCGTCCGATGCAATAATCAATTGCTTGATCTTCTCTAACTTAACCTCATTACCAATCGCATAATCAACGTCTTCCATGTAAATATTATCCATAATTAACCTTTCAATAAAATTTTATCCTTCACATCCCGCCCAAGAAATTCCACAATCTCTTTCTTCGCAGCCGCATTTATGATAAACATATCATTCCACGGATTTCCTGTTTTCAAAATCTGCCAACACCAACAAATACGATTAAACCAACTTAATCGATTACGACTAAATCCAGAATTCCAAACCGTTAAATAATGCTGGTTATACTCACGATCATATTCCAATTCCAATAAATGACCATAACACTCACATTTTATAAACTTATTCATACTTTTTTAATATTTATACCAGAATGAATGAGTATCCTATGAAAAGAAGAATACTTCACATTCTGTTTCATAGTATATGCATACTAAGAATATCCTGCCAACTTATTTTAAATAAAATAAATAAAAAAAATTATTGGCAAAAATTAAAATTCTTTGCCCACGGAATAATAAGATCGTTAAAGTAAAATCTAAACTAATACAGAATATTCTCGGCGTTACTCAAGCACAACCAACGTGAAGGTGATATTCTACTGTGCTCTGGAGATGTCGGGAGTTGAACCCGAGTCCAATAATTATACAAATTACCTGACTACACGCTTATAGTTTTTAATATTTTCGTAAAAACAATTCTAAAACTCAAAAGTTGTTTATCTTAAGATTTATATTTCAACATTAACTTAAATCACTTTTTAATGCCAATCACAATAATGTCATAATTAAAACTATTGTGCATCATCCTAATTATGGGTGACTTATAATTAAGCCACAACAAGAACTTCTTCCTCAACAGGAATGAAGTCATATGCGATTACGTTTTTAGCGTTTATCTTCTTGATAGATTCTTTACGAGGCCAACTATCATCCCCGACGTGCCAAATACTCTCTCTAACTATTGTCGAAACCATTACATCCCCATCAAATTCAAAGAACAGCCTAATCTAAATCTATTTTTTTCCATCTCTCAAAATTTGTGCAACAATCATATCAGATATAGCTTCACGATCCGCAGCGTCCAACGGAGCCGGTTCAATAGAATTTATATCCACCTTCACAACAACTTCGTAATTATAATTAGTTCCCTCTAACTCAACCGTACCTTTTCTTACTTCATCAGTATTCTCAGTTAAATATTCACGCACACATTCTCTTATAATAGACTTTAATTCAGATATTTTCATTTTCATATTAAATAAATATTTTAAAAAAAAATAAACCGTCGAAAAAATTCAACGGTTTATCTCATTATTTAACTTTCACTTGCTTTTTAGAAACTTACTTTAACACCAGTGGTAAAAGCCAAATTTCCATCAAACCTACGTGCAGCCAAAGCCGTATCAGACGTCACATACCCAATATCAATATATGGCTTCAAATACTTGACTCCGGTATAAGCTAACGTACCACCAGCAGTGTAACTTGTATGCTTGTCATACAAATATGCCTCAACTCTAGGAGTTAACTCAACCTGCCCCAAGGTAAAAGTACGATCAACTCCCAAGGTAGCACCAAACAATTGCGTGTCAAAATCACGCGCCACCCTCACATATGGAGTCGCCAATGTAGTCAATATCGGAAACTTGTTCAAACGAAATCCACCATACGCAGTAAAAGTATCGCTAAACGCACCACCTATCATACGCTTCTCAACACCACCTACCGCAGTAACTTCAATCGCACCGTTTCCAAGCTTACGTGAAACATTCGCATCAAAAACCGCCTGTTCAGCGTTCTCGCCACGAATAAAATACGTAACTCCCAACTGTGGCGTCAAAAAAGAGTTTTCTAACGCAATCGTGGAAGCCACAAACGCACTGTTCTTTTGAAATTGCAAACCAAGATGATTCGCACGCGTCGTATAACCAGAATCAAACGCAACTCTAGGAGTCACTACAAATTCTGGCTTTGCAACCGCACGAGCCGTTAATGGATCCGCAACCACATTACTAGTCGCATTTGCAGACGCAGCTGACAGTTCATTAAAACCTGTCAACATAATCAACATTATTACTATATTTTTTACTGTTTTTATCATATTTTTTTCCTTTTCATTTAATCGAAACTAAATTACACATTCAATTTCAATCGTGGATAACTATATCCTATATAACAAAAACATCAATTATAATAATATCACAAACTGTAACTCATTAATAACCAATAACTTATAAAAATATAAAATAATCAAAAATCTACCACCACACACCTACAATATATCCCAAATCTATAAAAAATATACCTTTTACACCACCTCTCACAAAAAAATATTTACTCCACCAACTGCCGCTTATTTTATCTCGTAAAATTATAAAATATCTCCAGATTTTATCACAAAATCAAAAATAAAACAAATATCTAACTTAAAATCTCCCCTATAAAAAATTTTCCCCCCGGTTTTTTTCAAAAAATTAACAAATAAACAAAAAACTATATAACAAAATACGCTTTTTATAAAAAAAAAGTCTTATAAAAAATACTCGGTGTGTGTCGGGTGACTCTGGCCCAAAGTTGGGGTTGGGGGACCCCCTATTCAGAAGTAGGGGGGTACCGTCATTTTAGGGGTATTCTTCGGGGCCAGGGGGTGGGGGAGCATATATGTTTGGTAGGCTCCTCGCGGTGGGTATTTGTTGGGTGGGGTGGTCTTAATAGCAATGTTTGGGGGCAAAGAGCGGTGGAGGGGATAATAAACAAGGGTGGTTAGTTATGGTAGGAGGGCATAGGTGTTTGAGTTTGTGGGAGGGTTTTTATATTTTATAATGTGGGGGGTAATAATAATTATCTCAATCAACTGAGTCTAAAGATATGATTAGGATTACCGCGAAGATTATTACGATAATAAAGATCGCTAAGATTTCTTTCACAATTTTTAAATTGATACAGAGTTAATCAATTATTTTATAAACCACTGAAGCTCGGCCACGAGCTGACTTGGATTTTACTCGATCGGCGATGACGATGCGACCAGTGGATACGAGTTTTTTAATTTCCATATAGGCGAGTGGTTGGGTCCATTGTGGATTGACCTTGAGCAATTGTTTCATGGTAAATCCGTCGTGTTGAGTGGGTAGGGATAGAGTGGGTCGAATTGTTTTGGGTCGGCCTTTGAATTTCTTGGGAGTTAGAACGACGGCTTTGAATTGTTCTTTAGGAATGACGGGTGTAGATTCTGATTTGACCAACTGATTGAGTTTATTGATTGCGGCGGATTTGTTTCCGAACGACCAGGCATAATGTCCCCATTGAGAAGTTCCGGGATATCGTTCTTCGTCTTCGGCGAGGGTTTGTTTGAAGATTTTGGTACCTGCTTTGAGGGTACGAATGACGATGGTTTCGTAGTCTTTTACTTTACCGTCACAGCAACGTTCATAGACTGCGAATTTTCCATTACGTTGAACTTGGGTATAGGTTAGAGGATTGGCAGAAAATCCACCTTCGCCGCTGACAAACTGTGTTTCGAGTGTTTTCATGTTTCAGACAGTATGGACTTATTTTATAGAAAGTCAACCAATTATTCTTTTAATTTGTTTGTGGAATTTTAACGAACGGTTGAGTAAGTGTGTTTACGATTCAACACCCACCGAATTGCACCAACGGTATGAGTATTCCACTTGTAGCAATGGGCATCCATTTCTAAATTCATGGAAGCTTCCATGGAGAGGCTGTCATAACCCATGGTGAAGTTTTCAACGGCGATCTTTTTAGCCTTGGGGAATTTGATGAGGGCTTTCGTGATTAGTTCGTTGTTCATTGTGAAAATAGAATAACAGTTTATTAAAATAAGTCAAGCCCTATCGTTATTGATCGTCGGAAAGATGTTCCAAATAAGGTTCTTGGTAGGTGTCACCGCTCACTTCCGCGTTCGGATAGGCTGCTTGAGCCTCTGACAGAGTGTCAAAGTCATCAAGCCAAACACGACGACGTTGACCCGACAGCACACTACTGCGGGGGTAGGTAGAGTGCTCGTAGACGGTATACTTGTTGTTGCGGTAGGTGGCACCGTTACCCATTTCGATGGTCAGATAGGATTTCATTGTGCAAACAGTTTATCTACTTTTTATAAAATGTCAAGCCCTTGGTGTCGAATTAAAGATTTTCTTAAAGTTTTCCTTTGTTTTAATCCGGCGAAAGATTTCCGTCTTGGGAATGAAACTGACGTTACGAGACTGATAGGCGTCACCGTAAGGAAGGTGGACGAGGAAGGATTGGGACGTTTTGACTTCCTTGGGAACATCCGCCACCATGTAAAGCGCATATCCATCACCGACGCCTTCACGATAGATTTTGCCGGTCATTTTGCCGGTGAAACCTTGTTTCAACAGATGTTCCTTGAGTTTATCAGTGTGGTTCTGTTCACGGGCCTGCTCCTTCTTGGAGTCCCAGTTCTTGTAATCAGGCTCTGGTGCGGGGAGGTCTTTGGGTAGGGAATAGACTTTCATAATGTATCAGGGGATATACCAAACCGGCTCGCCGTGGTCGGGGTTGTAGTCGAGGGTGCGGCTGTCGTCAATCACGCCCTTTTCTTCGAGGGCCTTGATCCACCGTTTGATTCGTTCCGGGTCAACACCTTCGGAGAAGTAAATCAACGAGGCGTATTTTGTTCGTTCATCTTTCATTGTGCAAACAGTTTATCTACTTTTTATAAACTGTCAAGCCTCTTGTTTGTTAGATGGTTCCGATGTTGTAAAAGTCGATGTATTTACCCTTTGGAGATTCGTCGACGAATTCTTCGGAAGAAGAATTATTTTTCTCCAAACCAATTTCGACACGAATTGCTTGGAGAAAGTTCATCTTTTCCTCATAGGTCATAACAGGCACTTCGACGGTGGTATTCGTGGTTTGGTCAACGGTTTGGTCAACGGTGGTATTCATGGTTTGGTCAACGGTTTGATTAGTAGTTTCAATATTCATTGTGGAAACAGTATAGAGGGTTTTTCTAAAGAGTCAAGTCCTTTTATTATTATTATTGCGAAAGTTGTAAACCACTTTAACGTAACGATTTACGTTATCACTGATCATTTCTTGAGTTAAAAACGTAATCAAAAACCTCGTCGGTATCTTCAATTTCAAGAGTTTTTATTGCAAGTTTGTAAAGATCATCTTGTTGGCTTTGCAACTCTTGAATTTTAAATTTTACGCTATCGAGATATTTTTTATTTTCTTTTGATAGATTTTCAGTCATATTACTCCCAAAGATTTTCGTAGTGTTTTCCAAATAATTCAAATCCTTCTTGAAGTCGTCTTTGATGGGCTTCAATTGGGGACCAGTCAATTTTTCTATCATCTGCTAGTCTAAATGCAGTTCCTTTTTCTGAAATGTCAACTACAATGTGACGACTATCATAATTCTCAGGATAAATTGGGTCAACATCATCATTTATATGTTCAAACGACCAAATGATTTTGTCCAATATCTCATTCCATTTTAGTGCGCCGAATTCTTGCGTTTTAGAGTCGTCTTTGCTAACATCTTTGTAAAAGGAAAAATATCTTTGATTTGAAAAATACCTTGAAGTCTCATCTGAATTGGATAGACGGCTTGGATAACTCAATGTATCTTCTCTTAATTTTTTTAATCTTGGCAAAACCCATTTGGCGCAATGACTTCTAAAATCCCAACTTTCTTCGAGCGGAAAGCCATAACGTATTCTTTGGTATTGTTTCTTGCACCAATAACTAAAATCTTCCCATAACCATTTGGGTTTTAGATAGCAAAACTCCCACCATTTTGGTGAGCTAATTCCAAAACATTCTACTTTATCTCCGATTTTGAGTTGTCTCATCATAAATTGTAGAGATAGAATATCAAGATTCTAAAATAAGTCAAACCTCAATTTTATTAATTTCAAAAGAGGGGATTTGATTTTCTTTAATTTTCAAACACTTCCGTTCCACCGTCAGAGGAAAGTTGAATTTGAGGGTGAACTTCACGAGCAATTTTCAACGTCTTGACTACCGCAGCGTCGTAGGGAAGTCGACGAGTCTTGCAAAACTCGAAGTCTATAGCCTTTTTGTGGAACACTAACGATTCACACGCACCATCTTTCTCGGTGCCGTTGAAAAAGATTTTGTTACGGTCAACAATCGGAACACCGTGAGAATCAGGTCCGGCGATGTCGTAGAAGGGGAGAACTTCTTTGTTGAACCGTTCCACCATCGTATTCCATTCAGCGTCGGTGAACGAAACTTTGTTTCTCCAGTAATGTGTATAACCCATAAGTATAACTTTAATTTTTCAGAAGAACCAACACCTTTGCGTCCTGTTTCTTGATTGAACCACGACGAGAACTCCGTTGACTTTTCTTGGTGGTAGCGTCATACGTTCGACCATCCGTGGGACAACGGTAGAGACGATACACGCTCCAACCAAACTGTTCTTTGACAAACTTAGTCAGTTCCTTCGCAAGTTTCTGACCTTCAGAGTCATTCCGAAAGAATCCGATGGTGGAAACGATTGAACACTTTCGTTTGAGAAGTTGAGTGAGGGAACCGTCACCGTGGTCTTGATACACGGCGTTTCTTGATTCATGATAGATATTCATTGTGTAAATAGAATATCAGGATTTTGAAATAAGTCAAGCCCCAATTTCTTATTTGTTTTTGGTTAAACGTTCGATTTACAAAGAGATACCACCTTAGTTCCGTAGAAACTGAAGACTGTTGTTGCAACCCAACGAGCCAGACGTTTGTTGATGGTGGAAATGATGACTATCTTGTTAGTCTCAAGCTCACGAACCTTCCAATTACGAACTTTAGGAATGTGTTTCATTGTTAGAATAGTATAGATAAATTTTAAAAAAAGTCAAGCCTCAAACTCCCATGAGACTTTCTCGTGTTTCGTAATCGGTCTTGTCATCGTCTTGCCAATGAAGATCACGTTCAATGGTGAGTCCGAACGGACCACGAATAGACTCTATTTCTTCTCTATTTGAAAATGCACCAAATTCCACACAACCCATTCCAAGATCGCAATATCCAATTAAATTTCCGTCTTCTTCACCCGTCACCAACCACGTACAATTGGACCAGGGAGTGAACAGTTTGAAGATGGGACGACGATTTTCATATCCACACTTAGCGAGTTTTTCGTTGATTTCTTTAGTGAATAGTTTCATTGTTAGAATAGTATATATGAATTTTAAAAAAAGTCAAGCCGTTACCATCTTCTCCAAGACGGCCGGATCGATCAACGACTTGATTTGCTGCCAGTAACGAGGCATCTTTCTGAACACTAACTTCATCTGTTTCTCAGAAAGCGAACCTCTTTTATTAAATTGATCAGCAAAAGAAGACAAAATCTCAGCGTCACAACCACTGAAACCGACGCCGTTGGCCTCGATAGTGTGTTGGCACGACTGTTCGGCGAGAGTTTGACGTTGGTGGATTCGAACGAGAGCTCGTGTGGCCCACGACTTATCAGTGGCCAACTTGTTCTTGAGGAAGTTCTTGATGGAGGCTTGAGTAACTTTCATTGTGCAAACAGTATATTTTATATTTAAAAAAACACAAGACTTATTTTACTTTATTTTCAGTAAAGTAATTTGCGCACCCCCTGGTCCCCTACTCTTGACGCCTTTCGGTCGGTCGCATCTCAACTGTGACTAGTTTATCTACTTTTTATAAAATGTCAAGCCGGCAACGGCTCACCATACACACGATGACGAAATTCCGCGAAGTCATCCACGCCCGACCCGTCACCAGAACATCACCACCACCACTATCAGTAAAACCATCACCATCAGCGCGAAGTCATCCTCATCTTGCGGGTCGAGCTTAGAGTTGTTGGGGTCGGTTGCGTTATTCATTGTGCAAACAGTTTATCTACTTTTTATAAAATGTCAAGCCCTTGATGTCGAATTAAAGATTTTCTTAAAGTTTTCCTTCGTCTTGATCTGACGAAAGATTTTCGT